CTTGTATATTTGCTTCAACTGGTAGCTTAGTTCCAAATGGTTGATATGCTATTTCTATACCATATTGTTTTGCTAACTCAACTTCTTTTTGATGTTGTTCAAAAAGTTCTTCAACATCTCTACCATAAGCAGCACTTATATCAGCATAAGTAATAGTTCCATTTTGTAAACCTAATATATTTGATTGCATTTCTTTTAAAGGATCAATCCAAGCAAAACTTCTAGGTATATAACTTACAGCTCTAGCAAATTTGTCAAATTTACCAATTGGTAAGTTTATATAACCTGTAGATATAGCCATCTCTAACCATGACTTAAATATAGGGTTTATAAAATGCTCTATTACAAACTGTTGATACATTTGATACATAGACCTATCTTCTAAAGCACCTTGTCTGATGCTTGAATAATTTACAGAAGTTAAATCATTACTTAGTGCGTGATATGAAATATTAAGACCTGATGCAATACTTCTTAATACGCTAGTTGTAAATGGTTCAAATGCAGATGTTGGATGTGTAGGATCAAAACTTTCAAATGACATACCTGCTGGTAACTGCTCAAACACCCCTGCTTGTGCGTTCATTGTCGGATTGAATGTATCTTCCATTTCACCATCTCCGATGTAACCATCGCCATCAGGTGAAGTTATAAAGCCCATTTTAGAAGCACCGACTCTAGCAGCTACTATCTCTGCTTCATAATATCCATTTAACATTTTCATATTAGCTATGATTGGTGCAATAAATGAAACACCTCTTGTTTGCTCTGCTCTTTGTGGTAAGTAAGCGTGTATTATTTCATCTGCTGGAACTCTTATGTATTCTTGTTGTGGTTTAGGATAAGTGTTATCGTATGGATGTTTTTTAAATAAATGATAAGCAACTGGTTTACCACCCTTATCAAGCTCAACACCCATCTTAATACTATTACCATTTTTTAATCTAGTTTCATTTTTGTTTTCATCTAAATGATCTGCTTCAATAAATGAAATTTTAAAACCAAATGATGAACTGCTATCTTTAACTTTTCTTACTAATACTTCCCCATCTCTACATAGCGTTTCAATAAATATTTTTTGACAATCTAAAAATGTAAGTCTTTCATTTACAGTACAATTTCCTAACTGACACCATTCTTTCCACGATCTTTCTATAAGCAGGTTAGCTCCAATATCTAATGATTGATCATCATTTCTTGCTTTGGAGCTAACTCTTACGCCCTGCTTTCCGATCACATTAGACACCATCAGGTTTAAGTATCTTGCAATAAATGGATCGTTCCTTGCTAAATCCCTTGATCTATCCCTTAATAATCTTATGTTATCTTTTATTTCAGCATCAGCAGACGTAGAGCTAGTTATAAAATCAGCGAATAACCTACCTGTATTTGCACCTGTATAACTTCTTTTGAATTTTCTTTTAGGTTTTTTATTACCACCGAATATGTTGTTATACCAAGCCATTATGTGTAATCAGTTACATTGAGTGTTTGAGTTGATCCAAAGTTTACTTTTACAGTATTACCTGAACCTTGTTTGTTTCTTATTCTTGCAAGTTTAATTTCTTTTAAGTATTCAGCTTTATACCTATCTCTGAATGTTAAAAGTTCATCTATAGACATTCTTGATAAAGACCTACCAGCTATAGACATTGAAGATTGATCCATACTGGCACGATTCTCAATAACTGCTTCAATCGCATCAAGAACTATTTTTGCGTGACTTCTTAAATCAGCATTTGTATTAGCTAAATTTTCAGTAATAGTTGTTCTACCTGAATCAACCATAATTCTATTAGAATCAGAAGATTTAGTTATGTATGCTTCCCAAATATAATCACCTATTGTGTAACTGGTAGTGCTAGATGATGCAGCTTCTATGTAATAAGTATCATCTGCTTCAGTAGCAGTTAGTGTGAATTTTTTTGTACCACCACCACCAGCATCTAAATGAAACTCATATGTTAATGCATATGCACTTACAGGATAATCACTTGCAAGATCATCCCTACGCCATGCCCAATAATCTCCAAGCACAAGCGTACTAGGTTCTTTAGTAGTGTAATTTGCTCTATCAAATGCGTTAGACAAGTAAAAACCTCTCTTTTTATAGATTAATCTACTACTAACACTAAGGTTCTTTAGTATATTGTCAACATTTCAGGTGCAAATTGTTACTATTTCCAAGAAGTAGCAAAATTGTTTCTGTTTATGCCTTTTCTTTGCTTTTTTTGTGTATTTTGTTGACTATTGTTGTCTTGTATCAATATTTTTTGTTCAATTACGTCATAATTAGGATTTAAGATATAAATAGCTGCAAAGTTATAGACTAAAGTATCTAATGCTTCATTTCTTGGTCTTATTTGTTTCCAAACCAAAGACTTCTTACCTCTGAGCCATTTTGTTACTCTTTTTTCTGCTGTTAGTTGTTTAAAATATTCTTCATCAAGATCAGAACAAAAATGTAGTGTAGTAGATTCAGGTTCAGTAGATAACCTAGCAAATATAGCTTCTTTTGCAGTATCAGTTCCAACACCATATAAAACAGCTTTATTCTTACCTACAAATGTTGGTCTATTTACTATTGGTTTACCAGCTTGTGATAAACCCTTGATTGCAAATATTCTTCTAGCTTGTCTTGGTTTAGTAAATGCGTAAACTTGATTTGTATGATGTCCACCTGAATCTATACAAGCACATGATATAGGTATTATTCTATTTGTTTCAGTCTTAAATCTTTTCTTTAAGTAAACATCTAAATCTTGCCATACCTGAAAAGCATTAGGATCACCCCAAAATATCTTATAGTCTATAACCCAAGCTTCATAATTTTTTCCGAATCCTACAGTTTGACATTCCAATCGATCTTTTTGTGTATCAATTCCTGCTGTTATAACTAAAACATCTTCAGGAACAGTGGTTTTATCGTAAGATAATCTTCTTTGTAATAAAGTGTCATACTCTACTGCATCTCCTTGTTCTTCCCACGATTCGCCTAATGCAGTATTTATAAATGTCTTTAAAGTTTCAGGATTCTTTTTAGCTTCAATGAAGTTAGTTGCCATTTGCGACCAAGTTGACCAAACTGAATACAATTCTGAAATATGAAATCCTGCTGTATTACTTGTTTTATTACTAGCTCTCCATTCACCATTCTTAAGCATCCATTGTTTTTTTGATTCTTCAATAACTGATCCACATTCCTCACAAGCATAGGATGCTGTTTCAGGTTTATCTTCTTCCCAAACAACATTCTTCCATATTAATACTTGTTTATGCTCACATTCAGGACAAGGAACATAGTAGTATCTTTTATCAGATTCTTCAAAAGCAGCTTCTATAGCAGATAATCCTTTAACTGTTGGAGTAGAACACATAAATATTTTGCGATTCCAAAATGTTTTAGTTCTAGCTATTGCAAGAGCAATAGGTGAACCCTCAGAACCAGCACTAAGTTCATATCTATCAACTTCATCCATTAACAAAATTCTAATTGGTCTTGATGCCAAACCTGAAGCTGAATTAGAACCAACAATAGTTAAATGACCACCTGCAAACTTTTTGTGCATAGTAGTATTGTTTGCATCTCTACTCCTTGCATCTTTTACACACCCTCTTAACTTTTCACTATCCCTAATCATAGCTGAAAGCCTATCTTTACTAAATGCTTGTCCCATTTGAAGTGTTGGTTGCACAATTAATATAGGTGAAGCATCTTGATCTATGTAATAGCCTATTGCGTTTAGTATTATCTCAGTCTTACCAACTTGCGAAGAAGTCATTACAACTATTCTTTCAATGTTAGAATCATTAAAAGTGTCCATTATCTCTCGTTGATACTCTGCTCTGCTAGTGTTCCATTGTCCAGCTTCAGCAGATGATTCAGGTGATAACTTCCTGTAGCGATCTGACCACTCTGATAACTTTAAATCAGGCGGTGGTTTAAATGTCTGATGCGTGTTTTTCAACACGATCTGCATATTGTGTAGGTATTCCATTGTCTGCTAATTCATTTAATGCATCATAGATGCAATCTTTTAGTAATTTTTCTGCTTCTGCATAGTTTTCAGTCGCAATCATCTGATGTGCAAGTCTTGATGGTATGCCAAGTAACTTTGCTCTAACATTTGCAACAAAATCAGTCCATGTATCTTGTACTAATGGTGCTGGTATTAGCTTTCCTTCTAATTCTGACACTTCAAGTTCTGCTTTATCAGCTTGTGCCTTAGTTAGGCGTGTTTTTTCTTCTGCTATATCACCTGAACCACTTTTTTTGTGATAACCAGCTAATTTTCTTAGATAACTGATATAACTATGCCTACAAACGTCAATATTCAATGGTGATCTACCCTTTTTTGATGGTAGTACACCCTTTGTAATCAATTCAGAGATACTTTTTGTTGATAAGTCTAAATGTTCTGCTACATCTTTTTGTGTTGCCATAACCTAACAATTACCTAAATATATATAGCCTGTCGCTAAAAAAAAACTGTGGTCGCGAATAACC